GGTAAAAGTTATATTATTTTTATTGATAGTGGAAGTTTTATTACATACGTTAGAAATATTAATTGATTTAAATATTTTAAAAATATAGGCAAGATGAGAAACGAAGATTGGTTTTTAAAATTGTTTTTTAGAATAATGTTTGTTATATTTTTCATTATTTTATTTTTAGCATGGAGTGTTTATCCTAATGAAAAACATTTAAATGGAGAAGATATAATTTACATAGAAGCACCATATAGAGCAATAGATGGATCCAATGTTCCAATTAAAATATTTACTAATGATAAAAACTATACATTTAAAAAGTTTACATTAACTATAGATGAAAATCCATCACCGTGCTGTGCAGTGTTTGAATTTTATGGTATTAGAGCTGAAATTGAAACCAATATAAGAGTTAATGCTTACACATTTTTAACTGTAGTTGGTGAAGATAATTATAGTTCATATATAATGAAAAGATATATAAAATCAGCAGGAGGGTGTTCTGCTCCTCCTCTCAAAAATTCAAATAAACCATTTGGTGATATACTAATAACAAAACATAAAGATATTGGATATACAACTGTTAAAATATTTCATCCAAATTATTCTGGTATGCAATATGATACATTAAGAGGAAGTGAAATACCTGCTCTTTTTATTGAAAGTATGTTTATGTATATTAATGGTAAAAATGTTTTTAATTATAATGGAACTATTGGTATAGCTCAAGATGTTTATTTTAAACTACCTGTTGACACTACTCATAAAGAAGTATATATTGAGGCATATGATAACTTAGGTAATAGGTTTACAAATAAATAAAAGTATTATTGATGAAGAATATTATTGGTTAGGCTGGACCCGGGGGCAGTACCCGGCGCCTCCACCACTAGCTCCGAATGAGGGGGCGAACTAGGATCGACAGATAATAGATAATATTTGGAGATAGTCGGATGATTGCGTAATAGATCAACACATAATAACTGCCAACGATAATGATATGGCACTTGCTGCTTAGGTAGCACGGGTTTGGAACACACCTTGGAACAGAAGTGTTCCAATAGGAAGATATGATAACATTAACAGAAAAAGCTAAAGAATATCTTTACAAGATTGCAAAGAAGAATAATAAAAATGTCATTTCATTTGGAGTAAATGGAGGTGGGTGTGCAGGATTTAGTTATAAGTGGGATTATCTTGATAGTTACGACGATACTTTCACTATATTGCCAATACAAGATAATGTTGTACTTGCTGTAGATAAAGTTGCAGAAATGTATATTATGGGTAGTACTATAGATTATGTACAAGAGCTTATGGGTAGTTTTTTAAAGATAGATAATCCTTTAACCAAATCATCATGTGGATGTGGGGAGAGCTTTAGTGTCTGATTATCCACCTAAACAAATTATGGACAAAATAGATAAAATTGAAAAAAAAATAGATAGGATAGAAGAGAAGTTAGATAAACATATTAATTTTATTATGAATGTTTATGGACCTTTATCTAAACCTATTGAAAGAGTTAAAAGATGGTTTGAGTAATGACATTAGATGTACTAATTAAACAAGATAAAGTAGTTTTTATAGAAAGATATCCAGCAGTTGCAGTAATGTTTGAACCAGGTTTAAAACCTAAATCAGCAATGTATCCAAATGAAATATTAGTGTTTGATCATGATACAATGGATCAAGTTATATTTCATTTAACTGATGAGTTTGGTTTTGTAAAAAGATTAAATTTAATGAGTTAGTATCACTCAAAATGATAATAACCATTGATATTGATAATAAAATAAAATACATTTCTTAACGATTTTCCGGTGTTTCTAAACAACTTGTTAATCGTATATTAAGGTAGTGTATAGTATACTTATATACATAATGGTGTGAGGTCCGCGGTCGTTTAGGCAACCGGCTCAAACTAAATATTAATATTTAATTAAGGAGCATAACATGGCTTGGACAAAACCTCAAATTACTGAAATTTCAGTAGGTCTAGAGATCAACTCTTACGCCTGCGCTGAGCAGTAAACTAAATTAAGGGCAGAGTATAATTTCCCTGAGGATTGAATCTGCCCTAAATTTTTCATAAATAATTACATGGCATATAGTAAAGAATTAATAGATCATTATGAAAATCCTCGTAATGTAGGATCAATGGACAAAAACAATCCTAATGTTGGAACTGGATTAGTTGGAGCACCAGCTTGTGGTGATGTAATGAAACTTCAAATAGAAGTGGATCCAAAAACCAATACTATAAAGGATGCTAAATTTAAAACTTTCGGATGCGGTTCTGCAATTGCATCTAGTTCATTAATAACAGAAATGGTAAAAGGTAAAGCAACTGATGAAGCACGAGGAATTAAAAATACTGACATTGCAACAACTTTGGCGTTACCACCAGTTAAGATCCATTGCTCTGTTCTTGCAGAAGATGCTATCAAAGCTGCGATCCATGATTATGAAGTAAAGTGTGGTTGTAATGATAAGGAACAATCTCAATAAACTAACTGTTCTGGTTAGTTGACTTAAATTCAAAAGTAACATATAATAAATAATCTCACGTTTATAAAGGAGGTATTATGCGAATAAAATCACATCATATATCTTTTGTCCTTGCAATAGGACTCTTTTATGTTTTTTATTCTATAATTAATCTTGAAATTCCAAAGGATGTTCAAGAACATATGGAAAAAGAACCTAGAGTATTATCTCAAGTTGAAGATAAAGTTAAAACCTTTGATCACGAAAGTGTTTTATGTCTTGCAAAAAATGCATACTTTGAAGCTAGAAATCAATCTATCTTATCTCAAATAGCAGTGAGTCAAGTAGTTATGAACAGAGTTAAGAACGAAGATTTTCCAAACACAGTATGTGGTGTTGTATATGAAGCACGAATGAATAAATGGTTTAAAGATAATATGAATAAAGATGTCCCTGTAAGAGATAAATGTCAATTTAGTTGGTACTGTGATGGCAAAGCAGATGTAATAAATGATCACGAATCTTTTAATATTGCATTAGCTGTTGCCAATCAAGTACTTTCAGGTTATAATCTAAAAGACGTTACAGATGGTGCGTTATGGTATCATGCTGTTTATGTTAACCCTTATTGGGCTAAAGAAAAGATTAAAACTGTTAAACACGAAGATCATATATTTTATAAGGAGTAAAATGAAAGCTGGAAAAGTATGGGGTGAAACTAGATCACTATTACAAAATCCTGTAGTAGAGTTTCACCGTATTGAAGTGAACAAAGGTGGTGAATGTAGTACCCATAAACACAGTCATAAGTGGAATGGGTTCTACATTGAAAATGGTGAACTTGAGGTTCATGTATATAAAAATGATTATGAATTAGTTGATAAAACTATTTTATATTCAGGAGACTTTATGTCTGTTAAACCTGGAGAGTATCATTTATTTAAAGCTAATGAAAATACACTTGCATTTGAAATTTATTGGCCTGAACTTCTATCTGAGGATATACAAAGAAGAAGTGTAGGTAAGATGAATGATTAATGTATTAACAACTTCTAAGTTTAGTAAAATAATTATGGATCTAGCTCAAGAAAAAGAAATATCTTATATGGATGCTATAATGGATTATTGTGATAAAAATAATCTTGAGATAGAAAGTGCTGCTAAACTTATAAACCAAAAAATCAAGAAACAAATTAAAGAAGAAGCTACTGTACTTAACTTTATGAAACAAGATGAATAATATTTACGAGGGCTTCAAGGCATACAAACTTTACTTATCTATTAGAAATCATTTTACTACAAGTTATGATTACTTTAAATATAATGGTAAAGTTAATGCCAAAGAAGATAGTTTTTTAAAAAGAAAAGATAAATTTTTCTTTACTAAACTAGAACGTAAGTATGATAAAGAACAGCTTAAAGATTTATTTGTAAGCAACTTTGCAGATGGTGAAGATTTTTGGATTGGAAATATTCTTACAATGAAAGCTGAAGAAGTATATAAATCATGGAAGAAGAGACAAGACAGTTTAAGTTATATTTTTGAACAGGATCTTAAATTTTTAAAAGACTATTATAAAGATAGAGATTTAGATTTTGAAAGTTTATTTGTTATGGAAGATGGTCACCCAATATTATTACAATGTGTACTGAGGAACGACATCTATGTTGAGACTATGGTTATTATTGACAGAGTTTTAAATTATACTAGAAGATGGAATAAGATATTAAATGATCCAGTGTGGACAGAATTCAAAAAAAGAATGGAGAAGTACAGTCCATTTGTAAACTTCGATAGTACAAAAGGAAAAACAATATTAAAAAAAGTATTTTTATAAAATTATTTGGTATACTATCATTATTTTTTTGGAAGTTATGTAATATTTTATTAAAAATTTTTATATTTTTTATAATATTTTGGGTATGCTATATTATTACAATGGCTGTATGGAATACTTTTTGTAAAGGATGTCCAAATACTTGGTATAAAGAAAATATAATAAAGGAGAAAAAATGAATAAAGAAGTAGAAAGTTATCAAGGTGAACTAAGAGATCTTAGAGAAGAAAATCAAAAACTTAAAACTATGGTTAGAAACCTGCAAGAACAGCAGAGAAAGTTGTTGACCGAGAATAAATAATAACATATAATAAGTTTATATTATGAATAAAGTGGACAATTTTAATACATTGCAATATAAGGAGATACAATGTCACAATCATTTGCTGAGCTCAAACGCTCGCGTCAAACTAATCTTGACAAACTTTTACAAGAAACAAATAAACTAACAAGCAAGGAAACTTCTGGTGGTGCCGATACTAGATTTTGGCAACCATCTGTTGATAAGGCTGGTAATGGTTATGCTGTTATTAGATTCTTACCAGCAACTAAAGGAGAAGATATTCCTTGGGTTAGAATATTTAATCACGGCTTTCAAGGTCCTGGTGGATGGTATATAGAGAACTCTCTAACAACCTTAAATAAAAAGGATCCAGTTACAGAATATAATAATATGTTATGGAACCGTGGTGATGATACTGGAAAAGAACAAGCTAGAAAACAAAAAAGAAGATTACTATATATTAGTAATGTTTATATTATAAACGACTCTAGTAACCCAGAAAACAACGGTCAAGTTAAGTTATATCGTTATGGTAAAAAGATATTTGATAAACTTAATGAAGCTATGAACCCTCAGTTTGAAGATGAAAATCCAATCAACCCATTTGATTTATGGGAAGGTTGTAACTTTAAAATGAAGATTAGAAACTTAGATGGTTATAGAAACTATGACAAGAGTGAGTTTGAGTCACCTAAACCAGTATTAGAAGATGATGCTAAGATGGAAGAGATTTGGAATTCACAATATTCATTAAGTGAGTTTACGGATCCAAATAAGTTTAAAACTTATGATGAGTTGAAGGATAAGTTAAATAGAGTACTTGCTTTGAATGGTAGTGGTCAAACATTACCAAATGCAGAGGATACTAAACTTGACTCTACTCCTCCTCCTGCTGTATCAAAGTCAATGGCACCTAAAAAAGAAGTTGCTGATGATGGAGATGAGTTGGATTTCTTTGAGAAGTTAGCTAACGATTAAGATACGCTAAAGCCTCTTCTGTTGAATAGATCAGGATTTGAAGTAATAACGTCACCTTCGTAAGTATCTTGTTTTGATGAAACATTATTTACAATAGTTTGATTATTTCTATTATCTTGAGACAATACCATTATTTGTTTTGCTATTTCAGAAGAGGCAGCTTCTAATTCTGCACCAATAGTTTTTAATGGTTTTTCTAAGTTTGCAGTGATAGTATCATTCTCTAATTTTAAATTTATATCTTTAGCACTAACATTTAATTGACCTTGTTCTAAATTTATATTATCTAAAATATTTTTAAATTCATCTGCTCTATCAGGAAATAAATCATTAAATTTTAATGTCATTATTTCAATAGCTCTTTTGTTTATTTTATCCTTTTCTTCTTGAGGTAACTCTTCAAATTCCTTATCTAACTTTATAGGACTACTAGTTTTACCTAGTTCACTAGTAGATATTCCTTGTTCAATTTTTTGTTCAATTTGTGATACTCTTCTAACATTTTTAAATGCTTGAGAATTTGGATTAAAATTTAGTTCTATAAATTCTTCTGGATCTAATCTTAACCTAGTAACAAAATCACCTATTCCATTAAAGAAATCTGCAAATTTGCTAATAATAGTTTCTTTGTTTTTATTGACTGCATCTTTTAAAATTTCACCTTTAAACTCATCAACAGCTTCAACTGCATCATCAACGGCATTTTTATTTTTTTCAATAAATTCATCTACTTTTAACAACCGCTTCCTAAATTGGTTCATTTCTATATCAATACCTGGTATCAAATTTACTATACCAATAAATGCATTTAATATTGTATCAATTAAATAAGTTATTCCACTACTTATTGTTTTAACACCTTTTTCAATTGTCTCAGGATCTGCAGTGACTAAACCATAAATTGTTTGTAAAGTACCTGTTGTAAGATCAAACATACCTGATATTAAAGGCTTAAAAAAATTTTCATATATTGGCATTACTGTCTCTTGACCAAATTTAACAACTGCTTTTGATAAATTAAGAAAAGGATCAACTATTTCATCAAATAGAGCTGGATTTTTTTCTCTAATATATTCTAATAAAGTTTTTCCTGCTAGAAAAGTTGCTAAACCAATTAATATTTTATCAAATATATTGGGACCTATACCTTTTAAAATGTCTCCAAATCTTTCTGCTATACTTTTTGATTGATTAATACCGGAACCTGTATCATCTATATCTCCACTACTTCTAGCTCCTTCTATACCTGCTTCTAGATTCTGTCTTCTTTCTTCTTTATCTATATTTAAACTTTGATTTTCAATTTTTAAAGACTTGTTTGAACTCTCTAAAATTTTTTCATTAATAGCTATAAGTTGATCAAATTTATTAACTAGTGCTGAAAAGAGTTGAGTAAATGAATTTTTGAATTCTACAAATCTTGTTTGTATCTCT